CGAGTAGTGGAGGCACTGTTAGTTTGGGCCTGCTCAATCTTACTATTAATGGAACCCAGACAACCATTTGGAGGTATTAATGAAAGCTTTGTGGGCAAACCCTGAAAAGAGTGTTGGAAACTTGTTCGATGAGACAACAAACCATATTATTGTTGTTGAGCAGGGTCACCCTATGTGGAAGGATTTTCTGTCTTATGGGGTTAATATTCAAGACTATGTTGTAGAGGAATCTACACCCATTACTGAATAAGGATCACTACAATGTCCATTAAGAAGAAAATCTCTACTGGCGTTACCGTTGCAGTTATTGCCTTAGCAACCCCCTTCATTGCTAAATGGGAAGGTCTAGAGACTAAAGCTTATAAGGACATTGTAGGTATCCCAACCGTTTGTTATGGTGAAACCCGTGGAGTTAAAATGGGTGACACTTATACAAAAGAACAGTGTTATGCAATGTTAGAGAAGTCTGTTAAGGAGTATTACGAGGGTCTTACTCCTTATATGACTAACCCTAACATTCCTATAGGTGTTCAAGCGTCTTTGGTCGAACTAGCTTACAATGTCGGGATTGCTACGGCTGGTAACTCAACTATGATGAAACTGGCAAACCAAGGGAAGTATGCAGCCTCTTGCAATGAACTACGAAAGTGGGTCAAAGCTGGTGGTAACACTGTTCAAGGTCTTGTCAATAGACGACAAGATAGCAAAGTACAGTTGTGCATGAGGGGGCTATGATGAAGGTCTTGGCCCTCTTTTTCTTTATCCTATTGTCTGGTTGCGGTGGTCCATTAAGTCTTCTCACTGGTGGTGGTCCAAACGTAGCCGCAAACGTGCAAGCTGGTAAAGAAAACGTACAACAAGTCGTAATGAAGCAAGAGCGCATCGAAGCTGGTAGGGATGTTGTACAACAAACTTCCTCTGTTGTTGCTGATAAAGTCGATAAGGTAAACATACAACAAACACCTGTTTGGATGATCTTGCTTCTGATTCTTGGGTGGTTGTTGCCATCCCCTAATGAAATTGCCAGAGGCATCAGGGGTGTATTTAAGAAATGGACTATTTAAATTATGTTGTGGGGGCAGCGGTGTCGTCTATCTTTGCCGGGGTCACTTGGTTGATCCGCAGGGTTCTGACTAATGAAAAGCAAATTGCATTGCTTCAATCAGAAATCCGAGACAGGGATGTAAGACGACAAGAAGACAGAGAGATTATGCAGGAAATCAAATCTGATCTTAAAGAGGTTAAGCGAGATATTATCGACCTCTACAAACGAGAACCAGAGAGTAAAGAATAAAAGAAAACCCCGGTCAGGAATTGATTTTCCTGCCGGGGTCTTTTTATTTTCGATTTACGAAGTCAGGATAGAGCAGGATCACACCTACTACAAAGAAGACAAACAAGATTTCAAGCAATCTCGACTTCCTTAATTAGTCGATCCAGATACCATTGTGCTTTCTTAAGGTCTTCGGTAGGCTTAACCTTATAGCGCCAACGATGCAGATACTTCTTAACGTTACCTTCCAGATAACCAATGAAGGCTTCTTTGGGCATGTTGTCTTTCAGGTATTCAATACATTCGATGGTGCCAATGTTGTAGTGAGCAGGCTTGGCAACGGGGTCTTTCTTGTCTTCGTGGTATTGGTCAACAATTTCCATTGGGGTGTAGTATTCAGTAGAACTCATAGATTTTCCTCATAGAAAGCGGTTAGCCACTGTCGGCATACATCACTACGAACCACATCGTCAAGAGTAAACTCAACGACAGACGCATCAATATTGTACTTCTTTGCAAGGTGGATTGCCTTAGACAAACCAGATTGCTCTTTGATGTCAGACTGACGAATATCGCCATTCATAACAAGTTGGCAGTTATCACCAATTCGAGTGACAAGCATTTTGAACTGAGCAACATCAAGGTTCTGACATTCATCGGCCAAGACGAAAGCATCCTTGAAGGAAGAACCTCGCATATATTCTAGAGGGGCCATTTGAATGTTGCCATTCTTGGTGTCAGTTTCTAGTTTGTTCTTTCCAAGGTGTTGCTCTAGTACAGACAGGACGGGTGAAAGCCAAGGACCAAACTTTTCTTCCATAGTTCCCGGCAATGCACCAAGAGACTTACCTACAGACACAGCGGGCCTAGTGATGATAATCTTGTCGATCCGCTTTGCCAGATAGAGGTTTGCAGCATGAGTGGCTGCAATGTAGGTCTTACCAGTACCAGAAGGACCAAGCACAATTACTTGTTTGCTTTTCTTCAAGGCATCAAGGTAAGTCTTTTGGTTGTCGTTCATAGGAACAAGAGGTACTGTACGAGACTTGGCTTCTTCGTCAGCGTTCTTGTAGCGGGTAGTCCGTTTGGTCCGAGGCTTTTCAATCATTCTGAATCTCGCATATCACTCTCAAAGAATTTCACTAGATCGTCGTATCCACCAATATGCTGACCACCATACCAGATTTGAGGAACAGTCTTCAACCCTGCAACAAACATAAGTTTTAGAAACATAGGGTTTTCAGTGTAAAGGTAGTATTCATAGGTTTCCCCATGTTTTTCAAGTTCGTCCTTAGCACGATCACACCAAGGACAATCTTCACGACCAATAATGTACCACTTCATTCAACAATCTCCCAATCATTTTCTAGTAGGTCGGCTTGACTTGCCAACCAAGGGACCAGTTTTCCATCTACAGGGTGCATGTAGATATAAGGTTGTCGCATCTTAGAGTAAGCATCTGGCATCTGCAATGCAATCCACATACCTTTTCCGTTCCAACCAGATCGCCTAGCTTTCTTACCAGATTTCAACCAATTCAAAGCATAGCTAAAGCTTTCAGGCATCTTCTTCTTTTTCCTCTTGGAACTCATGGTCTTTAGCAAGTTCGTACACAACCGTCTACAAATCTTCAATACGTTGGTTCTGATCCCATGTCATATAGACTAGAGCGAGAAGAAGTACAAGGTTTACAATAGCAAAAATCATCGGATTTCTTTCATTAGAGGGAGGAAGCCCCCGAAGGGGCAACCTGTTAGGTCAGATCGACAATCTCACACGAACCGCCAACCTTTTTGCAAAGGTGGATGAAATAGTCTTGATTGTAGTGTCGCTTCATCATGTTGATGTCTTTGTGCAACCATTGCACATTCCCTTCAACATAACCTTTTGAAGAGTCAATCCGATCTAAAGAAGCTGTATGATCTTTAATACTTATCGGCAACCCACTTAAAGCACACTTACCCATCTGGACATTGTCCAAAAGGTCTGCGAGATGTTCTATGGTCAAGTCAAAGTGTATAGGTTTTCTACCCCTGCTTCCAGAAGCACCCCTTTTAACGTGTGAAAAATAACTTCCACTCACGCTGCCACAACCTGACCAATTTCTTGGCTTTTGTTTCTCTTTACACTTTCCACAACCTTTTGTGTTACCTTGGATTAGATGTGTCCCAAAGACAGTCTTTTCAACACCACAACTACATCTAACGTGGTATCGGTAATGGCCGTTTCGAGAGATTTCAGAGACCCCTACAACGTAAAGGTCTCCAAAAGTTTGTCCTGTTAAATCCTTCTTCATCACACTAAGTCTACAACTTCGCAACTTCCAACACATGCAAAGGTTTGAGTTCCTTTAGAAGTGTCTTCGGTTTCATAGTCGCTCAGTTTAGCCCAATCAATCTTGGGGGGCATGACTGCCAGAAGGTCTTGATACTCACGTTCACTCACATCCTGATAAGGAGCTTGCTGGTAAGTGTGGTCCGAATGAGGAAGGAACGACACACCAGAAACTTCATCAAAATGCTTATAGACCCAAGCACCAACTTCCATCCACTCATGGTCACGAACAGTAACCGTGATAGACGGTTTATGTTCACACCAATGACGCTGGTAGATCAACCACAGTTCCAACTGTTCGATAGCAGTCATATCATTCCGAGTGATAGCACCTTCCGGTGACTTCATCGGGAAGCTAAAGACAGTTGTAGTATCAGGCTTCATCACATCAGGTTCAGCCGGAATACCTTGGTCAATCATAAACTGCGTCAGTGGGTCTTTATTGTCGCCACGGACAGTGCGAATGTAATACTGGCTGTGACGAGCGTGAATACCACTAGCAGAATCGACAAGCTGGGAGACAGTGCCAGAAGGTTTGACACAAGTGATAGCAGCAGAAGCAGGGATGCCAAGGCGTTCAGCCCACTCAGCATTAGTAGAGATAGCGACATTCTTAAGATGCTCCAAGATTTTAGCAACAGACCAACCTTCACAGGAAATTGCCATGTCGTTATTAGTCAATATGGGGTTATCCATAATGCCAGTCAACGACACCCCAAGCAGACGTTCTTCCTCAGTATTGTCTTTCCAGACCTTACGCAGATACGGGAAATGCGTGAAGGTGGATTGAATAGTACCAAGGATCGTAGCCAGTTTTACTTTCCGTTCCAAGTCCTCAAGTGTATCCGTTGCTCGGACAACGACCTCCGTGAGATTCATTTATGTTCACCAAAGTTCGCTACTCTTTGGCGGTTGCATAAGCCTTTTGAACCCAATCAGCAAAAGCGAGAAGTTCTTCTTTTGTAGCAGAACTTTTCATCATGTTGGCAAGGTGACTGATTACAATCACATTACCTTTAACATATCCTTTGTTGTTGTCGATCCTATCTAAAGCAGGCGAGTTTGGCCTACCACCGCTATGACCGACATATGGTTCAAGCTTTATCCCAAGTATAGGACAAAACTCAGGAATGATTACATCAGACTTATCAATAGAAAACTCAATGCCACGGGTTTTTGCCCTAGTCTTTGCCCGTCTATACATGCGGACCTCTTGGCTTTCACCCTTGACCCGCTCAGTATTACAAGAGGGGCATAGTGTCACAGTTTTCTTTGGATTAGGGAAGATCGTGCCACACTTTGTGCATTCTCTTTCCAAGTCTGTTTTGTAGTAACCTTCTCTATTTATCATAATACACCTCTTAATTATGTAACTTTACAAGATTACATGTAGGTGTATTGTTGGCTTTTGTCAACCCCTGCATATTTCTATGCAGATCAGACTATATCATCACCCTAAATTAATAGGGGCTGGGCACTTCCACTCGCTTGAGTGTATGGACTTCATAATCTGTTCTAGATCGTATGTCCTAGTCGTTGAACCTTCAAGAGCCTCCCGGCTCAAGCTTGGCTGCTGATTACCATATCTTGCGACACAGGCTTCCCAGCAATTCACCCAGTTTTACTTCTGCTATCTACTTAACAGAATTGATAGGGTCGGAGGATAATTTCCGAACAAGGGTTAGTACCAAAATCAAAGTCCGCATTGCGACGACCATTCTTAAGAGCCTGTTGCTTAGAAGCTGGACGGGAGCAGATACCACGCTCACCAGACTT